GTCATCAAATGCCATCACCCCACCTGATTCCAGGTGCCTAAAGCCATTCAGGCCATCTATAGCGGTCTGCAGAGCGGTGTGGTCGCCATCTATGTATATGAAGTTATATGAACTAGCGTAACGAGTAAAGAAGTCATCACTGGTCATCTTGTGCTTTAGGATTCTTCCATCCTTTGGGAATCTTGAATCGTAGTAAGCCTCTACTGAAACAAAGTCCAAAGATTCATGGGCGACTTCTTCACTACCCTCCCACGTATCCACATCATCTAGGTATTCGATCTCTCGATTATTAAGTAGCCACTCGGTGGCGTCTCCTGTGTAGGTTCCAATTTGCAGTGCACGAAGTGGAACACTTGGCACATGTCTAAAGTACTTCTCTACATCTTTAAACCAATTAGGGAACATTAGTTAAACAAATTCATATTGTTAAGACATCCATTTACATACTCTTGAGACATCTCGTAATTATCTAACAGATGTTGAAACAAAGTTTTACTTTCATCTCTACGCCCAATCCACCAACCCGCAACAGCCTTTTCAAATAGTAGACAGTATGAGCCGTTGTATTCAACATACCCTGGCAGTGGCTGATTATAGGTAGTAGTAGCAAACAACAGACCTAGTTCAGCATAGGTATAGCACTCTTGATACTCCTTGTTTCGTTCTTTAATTCTACAAAGTAAAAAGTACGCCTCTGGTCTATTTGGTAAATAAGTAATAGCCTGCATGATGTTGTTGTATATGGTTCGGTTTCTATCTCCTTGAGCACCCCAACACAACGCCATCTTTAATAGAGAGGTGTAGGTAATCAGAGGGTGTGTTTTATACCCATACTCAGCAGCCCTTAAATAAAATCCAGCAGCCGATGCGTATTGCAATTGCTCTTCGTAGGCAATAGCAAGATTGAAATTATTCTCAACATTAACTGGATCCTCAGCCAGTTTTAAAGTCAACTCTCTAACGTCCATAGGACATAGCCTCCGTAATCATTCCGTTGACAACCTTCTTAGGGACCTCAAGAACAAAGGCGCAGTTATCTTGTACACCGAAAGTTAAAACCAAATTCTTCTTTATGATTGCAGCACCTACACAGAATTCAATAGGCGTATCTAAAAAGGAAAAGGAAGAGGTAATACCAACAAAGTTAAATTCTTTGTCCCACACAATCATTCGATGTCTGTAGATAGAGTCCTTTTGATTTAAATAATTTTTCCATAATTTTACTTCATGAGTAAAGGCAATGTAGTAATCGCCCCAAGCAATTACATTTGTACCACCACGTTGATCAGAGGAAATCGGCGGAGTTTCTTTTACTAGTACCTGCTTACATTCAGATTTATCAGGATTAGCCCAAACAATTTCGGTAGGCATAGCCCACTTAACAAAATGATAAGGCTTGTCAAGAATCGGCATCCAATTCTTTTCACAGTAGGATGTAACATCTACAGGAGGTGGGATACGAACTCGTTGCACCTCTGTGGCTGTCCAATTAGTTTTATCTAATTCGATCTTGGAGTACTCCATGCGACCTTGCCCATTGGGCGTGGTATCACGCCGTACCCCGATCAGGTAGTAATTACCATCCCACTGAGTAATGCGGACATCCTCTTCACCAACAAACTCCCAGATAGGAGGTACATTAAATTTAGAGTAATCAACTTCAGTAAAATTTATCAAATTATAATTTTTATCAAGACGACCTAGGTAGTTGGTCGTAACTAGCCGTTGATCTTTTTCAGGATGTAGATAGGAGAGTGGTCCCCAAGGACTAAAAAATCTCTGATCTTTTTCGGAGTGATAGAGGGTGTAATTTACATGCCTAATATTTACAAGAATATCCCCATCATCATCAACAAAAATTGATGGGTTCATTAAGCCCATACCAGAGGTAGTTGAGTGGGGTAGAATTAGGGGCGCTAATTTGCCCCCTTGAGATACGGATTTATGCACCAAATTCATGGGAACACTTTAGCCCACATAACCAGCCTGTACCAATTAACCTTTACTTGTTTACTAGTACAAATAAGTGTTACTTAGGTACCTTATAAGTACCTTATTTAAGGAGTCACATGGCAACAGCATATAAAATTTTAGGTCAGGTAGCCACCTCAACTTTAGGTGCTACTACCGAAGGAACCTTGTTTACATCAACAAGCGTTGAGACCATAGTTTCTTCCTTAGTCATTACAAATCAAGCAGGAACTTCTGCAACATATAGAATTGCTGTACAACCATCAGCAGATACTGGTTCAAGTGCCGCTGATAAACATTGGATTGTCTATGGCGCAACAGTTGCAGCCTCAGACTCAGTTATTCTAACTGTTGGATTAACTCTTGCTGCTGGTGATCGCATCCGTGTCTATGGATCATCTGCAACGATGTCATTCTCAGCATATGGAAGTCAGATCTCCTAATGGCAATACGTAAGGCCAGCGATTCTAACTTAACTGGTAAGAAGTATAATGATGCTTCTGCTGGTGCTACTAAGATTGCAGATATTCCAAACACTCCTGCTACGCCTACTTCCGCAACTGCGGATGCACCTTCTGTAGCATTTACCCCTGCTGCTACAGGTGGTTCAGCAACTAACTATGTTGTTGGATTAGGAGTTGGAAATACTACATGGTCAGGCGCATCTTCTCCAATTAGTGCAACAGGTCTTACTCCAGGAACAAGTGTTACCTTTAAAGTTAAAGCAGTTAACTCTACTGGTGAAAGTGCTTTTTCTAGTACATCAACAAGTGTAAGTGTTACTGGATGGGCATTGGCTGAGACGTTTAACTCATCAACAAACTGGACAGTACCAGTCGGCGTTACAAAAATAGGTGTTGCTGTAATATCAGGTGGTGCAGGTGGAACTCAGGGTAACCATACAAATAGTGTTCCTGGTCCTGGTGGTAGTAGTGGGTCTGCGGTATCTTTTTGGGATCAGGCAGTAAATGCTAATACTACTTATGCAGTCACTGTTGGTGGGGCTGGAGGAAACTCTGCGTTTGGATCTCTTGCAAGTGCAACTTCTGGTGGAAATGCTACTTCTAACGTTAATACAAATAAACAAATTGTAAATGCTGCTGGTGGTGGCAGTAGTAATACTATTAATGCGCAAAACTATCAATTCAATGCAGCAAGTGGCGGTGGCGCTAGTACAAGTTTAGTCTTAAGTATACCTACAAATGGACCCTACACCGTTCTTCATGGCGGTGGTGGAGGTGGGGCAAGTGATGGTGGTACTAGTGGCGGTAATTCATATGGTGGCGCTGGCGCTAGTGGATTTGGTCAGGGAATTGTTACTGCAGGACAGGCGGGTCGAGGACCAGGTGGTGGTGGTGGTGGTTCAACACGAACTGCTGGTGCTGCGGGGGCTGGTGGTCGTATTTATGTCTATACTTACACTGCCTCATAGAATAGGTGACCAATGTCTGTAAATACTTATGCAGTTATAAAAGAAAATGTTGTAATAAACATTGTTCTAATAGAAGAGTTAACTACGTCTTTAGAATCTAGTATTTTAGAACAAGCGGGTGCAGATACTCTGTTACTTTTAGATACCTTGCAACTATCTTACGTTAAAGTTGGAACGTCTTGGGATGGAATTAATTTTATACCTCAAGATTCACCGTATCCATCTTGGAGTTGGAGTATTGAATTAAAAGATTGGGTACCCCCTATTTCACCGCCAACACTTGCGTCAAATAAAAGGGCTATTTGGAATGAGGATACTCAGGAATGGGTAACAATAACAATCTAGTTTTGTAGTACAATTTTGTATATTTTATAACTTTTATAAAAAGGACTCTAAATTTGGAACACATAAAGTTTACAGATACTGTAGGTGTAAGTGAAGTTTACTATCCAACACCTGCAAGTTTTAGTATTCCTAAATGGTATAAAAATATGGAGTCTTATTTAGAATTAAAAAAAATACCTAACCTAGGAAAAAATACAGCAACAATTAAAAGATGTATGCCAGTTTTTGATGTAATTACTTCTGGTTACATTATCTACTCTTATGTAGATGTATACGTTTCATCTAAAGATAATCAACCTTTTTATGAATGGCCTTCATATGACCCTATTCAATTTCATCCAATTTGGCAAGCACCTGATCTTCCAAATAATACTGGACACACCGTTGCTTATCCAAAATGGATAAATCCATGGTCTATTACTACGCCTAAAGGTTACTCCACATTAGTTGTTCCACCTTTTCACAGAGAATCTATATTTACTATTTTGCCAGGAGTTGTAGACACGGATAAGTATATTTCACCAATAAATTTCCCCTTTGTATTAAATGATGTAAATTTTACGGGTTTTATTCCTGCAGGAACACCAATTGCTCAAGTTATACCTTTTAAAAGAACTTCTTGGAAAATGGACATCTCTTCTTTTGATCCAAATAACACCGATGTATTAAAAGTCCATAATCTATTAAGATCTAAAATGTTTGACTCTTATAAAACCATTTTTAGACAGGTCAAAGAATATAAATAAGCCATACTTATCTCATGCGTGGTTCAAAAGTTCAGGGACGATTTAAGATAGGGTTTGAGACCCTCTCTATGGATGAGGGCATGGTTGATGAACTTCGTGATCCTGTCGGCACCGTCGTTGACTGGTGGAGTTGGGATGATGCAGCCCTTGCTGCAGACTACGCAAACTATGTAGATCCAGTTTATGATGTATCAAATCAAGATCCTACTAAAGGTCGTAGATGGAATGACCCATTTGATTTACCTGTAATTTTAGCGCAGTTAATGCGTGGTACAAACATAATGAATGAACGAGGATTCTACGTAGTAGATACTCTGCGCCTCGTTGTTTCTGTAGCAGATATAAATAGATTACTCCCTGCAATGGTCACCGATCCAAACCAACACATCAAAGATCGTGTCGTATTCCAAGATGCAGTATTTGTTCCTACAAGAGTCCTACCTCGTGGAAGATACGCCGAACGTTATTCAGTAGTAACTATAGACTGCAACCTAGTCAACTCAGAGGAGTTAGTAAATGATCCTCAGTTCCAAGCATACGCAAACTAGCCTTGGGAAATTTTGAGGAGTTATTAGACCCCTCTCTCTTTGAGTTTGATGCGGTAGAATTAGATGACCAAGTAGAAGAGGATGATGATGGCAACTAAAAAATCAAAAGGCAAAGTTGAAAAGGTTATGAAAGAATACAAAGAAGGAAAGTTGCACTCAGGTAAGAGGGGTCCTGGTAAAGGGCCAGTTGTTAAATCAAAGAAGCAGGCTGTTGCTATTTCAATGAGCGAAGCGGGAATGTCAAAGAAGAAAAAGAGTAAGTAATGGCAAGACGGCGCAGGAACATCGGAGCAAGGGCTGGTAAACAGCCACAGAAAAATATTCAAACAAATGTTACTGAGAGTAAGTACGAGGCTGGCGGTGCCAGATTAAAGAGAAAGAAGGGCGGCATAGTGAGAAAGCCTAAAGCCCCAATTCGTTATAAGCATAAGAAGTCGGTGGCTTAATGGCTGATAAGAAAAAGCCAGAAAAGCCAGTAACTCTTGCTATTGGTGTTCCTAAGAAAAAAGCCAAGGTAGTTCATAAAGTTTCTAAAAATAAAAAGGGTGATGTGGTTGTTGAGCACACCAATACCAATCAAGGTAAGTGGGATAAAATCAATCTCACAAAAATGGGCGGATCAAAGACTGTTAAACAAGGTGTCAAGGCTGTAAAGAGTTGGCACAAAAGCAATCCTCATAGAAGTCAGGGAAGATAATGGCAAAGACAGCAGCGTGGACACGCAAAGAAGGAAAGAATGCCAAGGGTGGTCTTAATGAAAAGGGCCGCAAATCTTATGAAAGAGAAAACCCTGGTTCAGATTTAAAACCCCCTGTCTCAAGAGAACGAGCAAAACGTTCTCCGAAAGATGCATCACGTCGTAAATCATTCTGTGCAAGAATGGGTGGAATGCCAGGACCTATGGAAAAGAATGGCAAGCCAACTCGTAAAGCACTAGCACTAAGAAAGTGGGATTGCTAATGGCAAAGTCAGATCCATGTTGGACAGGTTATACTCAAGTAGGAATGAAGATGAAGGG